AACAAAAAGCCCGCCGGTGCTGGAACACCGACGAGCTTCCGAGTGACAGGTTGAAAGGGCCTATCACCAGAACGATTTTACCACAGCGAGAGGAGAATTGCAATGAAAATGAAGATACAGGCGCTTTACCTGACCGGCACTGCGCTGCTGATCGGCGCGGCGGGGGTGGGCGACAGCATCACCTTTGACGCCGTGGGCAGCTGGACGGGTGCGGCCATCCTGGCCGTGCTGATGGCCGCCGGCGGCATCGTCTGCTGGGGGTATGGCCGGGGCCTGGAAATTGAGCGGGCGGAGAAGGCGCAGATGCGCCGGTACTGCCGGAAGCTGAAGAGCTGCCAGAGGGCGGCGGAAGAGAAGAACGACAGACACAGTGCGTGAAGGGAGAAAAATGCAATGGTACGGATCGAGGTAAAGAAGCTGAACGAGAGGGAGCTTATCCTGGGCGTGGAAGTGGAGAATGAGACCCCGGCGGATGTGGTGATGTGCGCCCTGCATGGCGCTGTGGGTACGGCAAGGAAGGTGATGGGCAAGGGCTCGGCAGACCCCTGGTTTGCGAAACGGATGGGCCAGCGTTTGGAGAGGGAGCTGCTGGACCAGGAGGGCCTGCGGACGACCGAGGGCGTAGAGGGCAAAGAAGCAAAGTTTATGGCGGCGCTGTACGGGATGAACACGGGGGAGAAAAAATGAAACTGGAAGAATACGAGCAGATCCTGCGCACCGGGACGCCCAGCGACCGGGCGCGGGCCATCGCCGCAGCGAGCGACGACAAAGAGGTGAGCGACGAAGAGTTCCACCAGCTGGCGGCCCTCATCAAGGGGGCTGTCCGGCCCAGAGCCCGGAAGATGACGCCGGACGAAGCAAAGCTCTGGGCAGAGGTCAGCCGGGTGAACACCCGGCTGAAGCAGGAGATGGTGGCGGCCAGCTTTACGGTGCGGGCCTTGCCGGGCGATCTGCAGGAGGACGCCATCAACATCCTCTCCAAGACCGTGAGCGGGATGCTGGGCGACCTGACCCGCCTGATGGCGGAGACTGGTGAGCCGTAATGCAACGGCGACGACCGCCGCCAGTGGCGGAAGCAGGGAGGAGCTGTTGGGGCAGCGGCCAGCAGGATGCAAGCGGAGCGAAGCAGACGCTGGGAACCGCAACCCGGGCTCCTTTTACGAAACAGTGCATCCATGTTTTTGAGATCACCCGTCCGGGATGTTTAGCGTGTGCCGGGCGGGACGAAAAGTGCAGGGAGTACAAAGAGCGTGAAGAAAAACAAGATGAGTCTCACGACAGAGCTTGACCTGACGCGGGAGGGGACGGCTGAGATGACGAGGTGGTGCATCCTCATCGCGCTGCACCAGAGCTTCGGCGTTGGCGCGGCGCGGCTGAACAAGATTCTGGCCCGGGCGGAAAAGCTGGGGCAGGAGAGTCTGGATGTGGCCATGACAGTGAACGACCGGGGGATGCCCTCGACGGACAGGAGCCTTGCTTTGCGGCGCAGCTGGATGCCGGAGGGGGTGGACCCGGATTTCCGGGTGCCGGTGCTGCGCAGCCCCCGCACCCGGCGGGAAGAGCAGCTGCGGATGGCGGGCGACGTGGCGGCCAGCATGGTCTGGACGCTGTGCGCTGAGGCCTGCATCGAGGAGCTGGGCTTTGGAGCCGGGCGGCTGAACCGGCTGAAAGAAGAGGCGCTGGCCAACTACCGGCAGGTGAACGAAGAGGGCCATACCGACGGACTGGACGTGGCGATGGAGCATCTGCGCCGGTGTGCGCAGGCTGCGCTGAAGGAAGACATCATGGTGGAGAATCAGCCGGACGAGGACCGGGTAAAGCAGAGCGAGCGGGACTACGAAGAACAGAAACGGGCCTTTTTGAAGCGGGCCGTGATGCAGGAGCTGGGACGCCGGGCCGGGAAGGGCAGCCTGCGGGTGCTGAGCGAAAAGAAGCTGGAAGAAAAGGCTACGGCTGCGATGGCGCAGCTGAAGGAGAATACATGGGCAAAGCGAATCTCTACACCGTAAAGGACTACCAGACCGGGGAAGTCCTCGCAAAAGGCAGGGCCGGAGAGCTGGAAGCCAGCGGCATCGTGCCGAGGGGCTACCACACCAGCGAGTGGGCCAAGCGCGAGAACAACCGGACGATGGGCCGGAAGTACAACATCAGCAGCGAGGTGCTGCATCCGGAGGACAGCCCCCGGCGGGGAGAAAAAGGCCGGACGCTGAACGTCTACACCTGCTACGATGCAGCCGGGAACGTAATGGGCGAGGGTACGTCCCGGGAGCTGTGGGAGGCGGGCATCTTTGGCAACGCCAACGAGGCCTACTACGCCTACAACCAGCAGGGCGGGCGCTGCGACAGGCGCGGCATCGCAAAAATGACCTGCCGAAAAGAGGTGCGGCAGGTCAGTATGCACAATGCCCGGAGCGACAAGCCGCCTGCGCCGAAGGACAAAAGGCCGAAGCTGCCGGTGCTGCGGCGGATCAAGGACCCGACGCCGCTGGACTACGACGTCCACGACCTGATGACCTACAACGCCATCGCCGAAAAAGAGGGCCGACCGGAGCTGACCTACGGCTACTGGGCAGCGGCGGGAAAGCCGGCGAGGCCATAAAAATATAGACAGGTAAGCCCCCGATGGGAAACCATCGGGGGCGTCTTCGACAAAAAATATAAGGCGAGATGGGTGCTGCTGAGGAGGCTCGGCGGCAGGCATATCGGTTTATATAAAGGTGAACCTCTCAGCGTTCCCGTCGGCCTTTGGCCGCGCGAGAACGCAGCTCCCCTACCGAGGGGAGCCTTTCTCAAATGAAGCGTCCGGGCGGGCGCTTTGGGGAGCTAGTATACCCGTTATTTCTGTGACGGTGAGGGCCACAGAAGAGAAAACTACACTACCAGCTTAAGGCAGCAGGAGGGTACAACGTGAAGCAGACCTACACCCGGGAAAAGAAAACGCTCTGCGGAGAAAGGTACATGGAAGTAGACCTCTACCCCATCACGCCGGAAGAGCACGCAGCCAAGCGCCGGAAGAAGGGCAGACCCAGCAGCGAACGGCAGAAAAAACGGAACGCCCAGCACGCGCACCGCTGGAGGGTGCAGAAAGCCAACGCCAACTTCACCGTGTTGGGCTTTTACCTGACGCTGACCTACATAGAGGCCTTTCTGCCGGAGAGCATGGAGCAGGCCCAGCGGGACTTGCGCAACTACATCCGCCGGGTGAAGGCTGCCATCACAAAGCTGTACGGCACAGATGTCGAGCTGCGGGTCATGGGCCTGACCGGCTGCGGACGGAAGAGTGGGCGCTACCACCATCATCTGCTGGTGGAGTGCACAGGGCTGACCATGCGGCAGAACGCCGACTTCCGGCAGCTGCTGGAGGACAAGTGGGCCGTGCGATGGTCGGACGGCAGCGTGGAGAGCCTTGGCACGGCCAACGCCGACCGGCTGAATCTGCAAAACAGGCTGGATGACCTGATCACATACTTCGAGAAGCACGGGCAGATGCGGTGGTACGAGACGAGAAACCTTCAGCTGCCGGTGGAACACACCCCCAACGACACCCGATGGAGCCGCAAGCAGCTGCGGAAGGGCTGCACCGACTGCAAGGACAACGCCTACTGGTGGGAACAGAGATACCCGGGCTGGAAGTTCGTGCGGTGCGTCGTACCAGAGCCGGAAGCGCCGGGCGACGAAAAAGAGGGCTGGGACGCAGACGAGCTGCGCTGCTATGTGGTGATGGTGAAGCGGGAGGGTGCGAAAGTTCGCACCTGACAGACAAAGTACCGGTATTTTGCGTTTTGACGCGCGCGGAAGAAAGGCGGCGAGGGATTGACCAGAGAGCAGAAACGACGGGTGCGGGCAGAGCTGCGGGCTTGTGGACAGGGAAAAAGCGACTGGGCGGGCGTGATCGCGCTGGCGATGGACTACTACGAGGCCGCAGACCCGGTATGCAGGCGGCTTTTACAGCTGCGGTATCTGGACGGGATGCCGGAGGAGCGGGTGGTGGCGAAGCTGCACATCGGGCGGACGACCTACTACCACAAGGAGCTGGAGGCGCTGAGCACCGTGGGGATATACGCAGCGGCGGCAGGGCTGTTATAGCATTGCCATAGCGTGATGAGGCTGGGGAGACCCGGCCTGTTTGCCATACAAGAAACTACTGCGGGCAAAATGTCTGCAGCGGAGGCGACCGCCGCCAG